CTTGGACTGGTTCAGGTTCTTCAATTATAGCTGGAAGTTTTACTATACCAATTGAATAGGACATATTATGAGTACAATAAAATCAATGGAGATAGCGGAATGACGGCTAAGCAACAAGCACAATTAGATAAACATGAAAAACAGATTATAGATCTTTATAAAGATGTAAGAGAGATTAAAAATATGAATCTTAAGTTTATGTCTATGGGCAAAGGATTATTAATTGGATTTGGTCTTATGGTAGCTACAGATATTGGGTTAGGAGAGCTTTTACTTAAGTTATTATAAAGGAGAATATAATGCAACCAAAAAACAAAAAAGGACAATTTGTAAAACAAACGTTTGTAAACAAAGTTAAATACGTTTTTAACGTAGTTATTTGGAAAGTGGAGCGATGGGTAAAACCAAGCTAAGATGATAGGATTTTTAACAAATATAGCTCCAATAGCATTAGGCTTTATTGCTAAGCTTATAGCTTTAAAGAGTCAAGCAGCTTCAGATCAACAAAAGTTGATGATAGAGAACATGCAAGCACGCAATGACTCTATTAATCAAGCTAGAGCCTGGGCAGATAAAGAAAGCCCTATGGCTGCTTGGAATAGACGAATTATTATATTAACTATACTAGGACTAATAATATTTACACAGATAGCACCCGTATGGTTTAATATACCTACAGCAGTACCAATAGTACATAAAGGATTTAGCATACTAGGAATTAACTTAACACAAGATGTAATAGAGTATGAAGTAATAAACGGGTTAATTAAGTATGACGAGATATTTGCCTGGGCAAGTATGATTATAGAGTTTTATTTTGGCGCACAATTAGCAAAGGGGAAGTGATATGGAAACATTAACGACTTACGCATTACAATTTTGGCAGTTTAGTTTAGTAATTATATTAATAATTATTGGAGGTCTATGGAAGTTTTTAGATAGAGATGTAGAACCTAATCTAAAGTTTAAAGCAATTAGTATGCCACATATGAAACCTATTCCTATACCTACTAAAGGTAAAGGCTTTTGGGGAGGAATTAAAGTTTGGTTATTTGTATCTCGTAAGTGGGAGATAGTAAACGACTATCATTACAACATTGATGGACAAGACTTAGTAATACCTAAAGGATTTATATTTGATGGAGCATCAGTACCTAAATTCTTACATACCTGGTTATCACCAATGGGTGTATTATTAGTTGGAGGATTAATACATGACTACGGTTATAAATACCAAACCTTATTATGTAAAGGTAAAAAGAAAACTATTGGCATGAAAACTCAAAAGCAATTAGACATTATATTTAGAGACGTAAACATAATACAAAATGGCTTCAGGTTAATTAATTACTTAGCTTATTATGGTTTAAAGTTAGGTGGATTTGCAGCTTGGAATAAACATCGTAAAGTAAACGCAAAGTGGAATAAATAAAAGTGTCTAAAACATTAAAATCAACTTCACTTGAAAATCAATATGGTCGTCCTATTTATGAAGACGTAGAAACTGGGGAAAAACATTCAGAATTATCTACTACTTTTAAATATAACGGTAAGTGGATTAATATGCCTACTTTACATAAAGGTAAAATTTATACTTCAGATCAATTAAAACGCTTTCTTGATTTAGATGATTCAGCATTAGATGGTTGGATAACAAGTACACATGAAAGTAAATTTGAAGCAGAACAAGAAGCAAAAAATCGTAGTGATAGTTTAAAAGAAACTTCAGCAAAAACAGCTACTGGAATATATAAAGTAAATGATGCAGGTATGTCATTAATAGCAGCTGATCCAGGATTTATAAATAAAAACAAAATTAAAATAAAAAATGATACAAAATTAGCAGATAAAAAATTAAAAAAATTAGCAGCTAATGTTAAACCTGTATTTACTTATAAAGGAGATATGCAATTACAAGAAGATGTTAATTTAATAAAAGATTTAAAAATTGATTATGGACCAGTTCCTGGATTTAAAAGACCGTTAGATAATAAAGGGAATAAACAAGGTTATTATGATGCTGATGAAAAATCTGAATTTTGGAAAACAGATGCTGGTTATGAAAAAGCAATGGAAACATGGGGTAAAGATGGGGGTGTATTACCGCAATTTGTAAAAAAACCTGAACAAAAAGAATTTGATATAACAGCAATTAAAAAACTTTTTACAGTAAATAATTAATGGATATTAAATTTCATAGATGTACAGTTTTACAAAATGGCAATGCTTATTTATACTATAGGCATGATAAACGCATTAATGGCTATTTAGCATTAACAATAGCAATTGGAGATGATTTTAAAGATAAAAAAAATTTTGCAAAATTATTAAAATATTTTTTTAATGAAATTATTATTAATGACGATCTTTATGTAAGTTTTGCAGACAATGATAAAGGTTATTTTAAATATATTGACACAAAACCAATAGAATTTGAAAACCATGTTATTTACAAAGTTAAGCGATATAATAACGGACAATTTGAGGAAGAAGCATAATGGCAAAACAGCATGATTTAGATGTAGATTTAAGTGAACCAAAAAAGCTTGTAGATTGGAAAAATCCACCTGACTTATTAGAACTTAAAGCTGATTACGATGAAGCTCAGTCTTCTCACACATCACATGTATTAGATGTTGATGGTTGGATAGATGCTTTAAATGGCGAACAAACAATCAACAATAAAAAAGGCAGATCAAAAATTGTCCCTAAACTTATTAGAAAACAAGCTGAATGGCGTTATGCTGCGTTAAGTGAACCATTTTTATCTACAGATGATTTGTTTAACACATCACCAATGACATTTGAAGATAAAGAATCTGCAATTCAAAATCAATTATTATTAAATTATCAAGTTAATTGTAAATTAGATAAAACTGCTTTTATTGATGAGTATGTGCGTACTGCAGTAGATGAAGGTACTGTAGTTGTTAAAGTTGGTTGGGAATATCAAGATGAAATAGTTGAAGTAGAAGTTCCTGATTTTGAATATCAAGAAAGTCCAGAATCTGCACAAATGCATCAACAATTGCATCAAATGATGGAACAAAATCCACAAAAATATGAGTCTGAAATTGCTCCAGAAATGAAAGAAGCACATAGACTTACAATGCAAAATAACATTCCAGTTATGCCAATGCAAGTTGGTTCTCATATAGAAGAAGAAACAAAAATTATTAAGAATCAACCTGAATTAGAAGTATGTGATTATAACAATGTAATTATTGATCCAACTTGTTTAGGTGACTTAAATAAAGCTAACTTTATTATTTACAGTTTTGAAACATCTATGGCTGAACTTAAAAAAGATGGTAGATACTCAAATTTAGAACATGTTATATTAGAAAATGCTGCACCATTAGCACAACCAGACCATAACTTAGAAGATGAAACAAACTTTAAGTTTAAAGACGATCCACGTAAAAAAATTATTGTTTATGAATACTGGGGCTACTGGGATATTAACGATACTGGTGAAGTAGAACCATTTATTGCTACTTGGGTAGGTGATGTATTAATTAGAATGGAAGCTAATCCATTTCCTGATAAAAAGCTACCGTTTGTATCAGTTCAATATTTACCTGTACGCAAACACATTTATGGTGAACCAGATGGTGCATTATTAGAAGATAATCAAAAGATTATTGGTGCTGTAACACGAGGTATGATTGATATTATTGGTAGGTCTGCTAATGGACAAATGGGTATTCGTAAAGATGCTTTAGATGTTACAAATGCTCGTAAGTTTGAACAAGGTGCAGATTATAAATTTAATTCTAATGTAGACCCTAGACAAGCATTTCACATGGATACGTATCCTGAAATACCTAATAGTGCATTAAACATGTTAAATCTTCAAAACAACGAAGCAGAATCATTAACAGGCGTTAAAGCATTTAATAGTGGTATTAGTGGCTCAGCGTTAGGTAATACAGCTACAGGTATTAGAAGTGCATTAGATGCAGCATCTAAACGTGAGTTAGGAATACTTAGAAGACTAGCAGATGGTATTAATCAAATAGGACGTAAGATAATTTCGATGAATGCTGAATTTTTATCTGATGAAGAAATAATAAGGGTAACTAACGAAGAGTTTGTTGCTATTAATCGTGAAGATTTAGGTGGTATGTATGATATTAAATTAAATATATCTACAGCTGAAGCTGACAACGAAAAAGCACAAGAACTATCTTTTATGTTGCAAACAATGGGTAACAACATGGATTCAGCAATGTCACAAATAATATTAGCTGATATAGCTAGATTACGTAAAATGCCTGATTTAGCTAAACAAATTAAAGAATATCAGCCACAACCTAATCCAATGGCTGAACAAAAAGCACAACTTGAAATGCAACTATTACAAGCTCAAATAGCTAATGAAACAGCTAAAGCACAAGAAAATGCAGTAGATGTAGAATTTAAGAAAGCTAAAACTCAAACTGAATTATCTAAGTCTAGAAGTATTAATAGTAAAGCTGATTTAGATGATTTAACTTTTGTTGAACAAGAATCTGGAGTCAATAGACAACATGAAGAAAACATGAAAAATGTAGATCAACAAAATAACATTGATAACAAATTTGCTGATGCAATCTTAAGTGAATCAATGTCAAATAACAGTAAACTTTGAAAAATAGTGATATAATCGCGAAAAAGGAGAACTTTACTACTTTGTTTTTATCTCAATAAGAGGACACACGATGAGCACAGAAGAACAATTACAAGAGTTAGACGATAATATGCAGCAAGCTAAGCATTTTATTGAAGTTAAAAATAGTTGCGTAAAACTTTTTAAAAATAGAGAATTTAAAAAAGTTATATTAGATTACTATTTTAAAGAAGAAGCAGCTAGATTAGTTATGGCAAAAGCTAGTTCTTTAAATAAAGAACAACAAGAAATCATTGATAACATGATTTATGGAATAGGAGCGTTAAGTAATTTCTTTGATAGTGTGTTAACACGAGGCACACAAGCAGAACAAGCATACAAAGAAGATGAAGATGCTAGAACTCAAATATTACAGGAGGATTTAAGCAATGGCTGAAGTAAATAGTCCTCTAGGAATGGATGATGAAGAATTCCTAAAACAAGATTTAAGTGAACTTGAAGCTCAATTAATAGCAGCTCAAGAAACTGAAGAAATTGATACTCCTGAAGAAGAGCAAACTTCTGAAGAAGTAACAAGTGAAGATGAAGAAGTAAATCCTGATGGGGTCGACCCCTATGAGGAAACGGATGAGTCTGAAAGTAATACGGAAGAATCTGATGAAGAGATATTAAAAGATGAAGTAGCTGACCTAGATGAGGATACTCAACTAGAAGACGAAACATTAGAAGATACTGTGGAGTTAGAGTCTGAAGATACAGATGCAACTGAAGATACCAATGAAGCTGATACAGAGGATACTCAAGAAACTGCTAACATTGATTTTGAAGCAGCATATAAACGGATAATGGCACCTTTTAAAGCTAGTAAAAGGATGATGCAAGTCGATAATATTGATGATGCAATCGCTTTAATGCAAAAAGGAGCTGACTATCATAATAAGATGAAGATGTTAAGTCCTAATCTTAAAATAGTAAATATGTTAGAAAAAGAAGGGTTATTAAATCAAGCAAAACTTAATAACTTAATTGATCTTTCTAAAAAAGATCCAAAAGCAATACTACAACTTATAAAAGATAGTGGCATTGATCCGTTAGATATAGATACAAGTGAAGAAGTAAACTATAAACCAGGTAATTATGCAGTAACTGATAAAGAGTTTCAGTTAAATCAAGTACTTGATGAAATTAAACAAACACCTTCTTTTGATAAAACTATTCGCATTGTTGGTAAAGAGTGGGATAGTGCTAGTAAAGAAGTAATATCAAGTAATCCTGAAATAATTGGAATTATTAATGAACATGTTTTTAATGGTGTTTATGATAAAGTTCAAGCAGTTATTGATACAGAACGTGCATTAGGAAGATTAAACGTATCTGATATTGAAGCATATAGACAAGTAGCAGATATGCTTGCACAACGTGGTGAAATAGTTTCCTCAAACAATGAAGTTAATACTCCTCCACCTGCATCTGTAACGAAGACTAAAGCACAGGACCCTGCTGTTGTAAAACAAAAGCGTAAAGCTGCAGCAGGAACAAGGAAGACTGCGGGTAAGACTGAAGCTGCATCAGCTAATTACTTAGGTATGACTGATGAAGAGTTCATGAAATTAGCCGATGTATAGTCTTTCTCTTTTAATACAGCTATAGGAGAATAATATGGCTTTAGAATACGGCACAGGCGCAAATGGCGCCAGTAATGTAGGTGCACAAGCGCGCACTGACTTTTATTTTAAGAAAGCGCTCATTAAAGTACGTGACATTCAGTACTTTATGCCATTGGCAGATGTTAGGGCTATGCCTAAGCATCATGGTAAGACAATTAAGCAAGATGTATATCAACCATTATTAGATGATTTGAATACAACAGACCAAGGTATTGATGCTGACGGTCTGATTCAAAACAGTGCTAAGTTTATGGCTTGGAATGCTGCAGGTGTATTACAAACAGGCGGTACTGGACATACAGCAGCAACTGCAACTCATGCTGGTTTTTATGCAACTCAGGCTAATGCAACTACTGCAGCTGGTACTGGTGGTAGTACTAAGCAAATGTATGGTAACCTTTACGGTTCATCAAAAGATGTTGGTGTAATCGCTGATCGTCTTCCTGCATTGACTGAGAATGGTGGAAGAGTTAACCGTGTAGGTTTCAAGCGTACACAAATTACTGGTTCACTTATCAAGCAAGGTTTCTTCACTGAGTACACTCAAGAGTCTTTAGACTTTGATTCAGACTCAGAGTTGATGTCACACATCACTGAAGAAATGATGGTTGGTGCTACAGAAATGACTGAAGCACAGTTGCAAAAAGATCTAATCAATACTGCTACTTCTAGCGGTACTGCTTATTTCATTGGTGGAGCAGCAAAAGCTAACGTTAATGCTGTAGCAACTTACAATGACTTGATGACATTGTCTATTGCGTTAGATAACAACAAGACACCTAAGCAAACTAAGATTATTTCAGGTTCTCGTATGACAGATACTAAAACTGTTAACGGTGGACGTGTTATGTACATTGGTCCAGATTTAATTCCAATGGTACGTAAGATGACTGATATATCTGGTTCAGGT